AGCAGCACACTTCAGAAAGCATGGTAAGATGGACGATGATAATCCTGCTGCTTACAAGCCTGCACCCGGTGATGCTAAAGCTAAGACGAAGCCTTCAACATACACGAAGCAATTCAAAGCCATGTACGGTGAGGATACGGGGATTCCTACACTTGATGACATCATCAAAAGACTTGGTCCCAAGACTTGGCAGAAAAAAGAATATGATATGGCAAAGAAAGCCCTCAAAGGCGTTCTCGTTCGCAAGGGTAAAGAAGCCAAGCATAGTCCCGAATATTATGCTGCACAGATTCTCAAAACTTCAGGCTTGAAGCTTGACGCTAGAGTACTCGCTAAGATGGTCGCTGAGGCTCAGGCTCAGATGGAGCAACAGGATCCCGTAAAGCAGGCTCGTGCTTCTATTGAAAGAGAGAAAGAACAAGACAAGGCTAAGCATGACCGTATACTTGATCGTGCTAGACTCGCTAGGGCTCGGGCGAAGAATCGGGAGACGAAATGATTAACTTCAAAAAATATCTTGAAGAAAAGAGATATTCCATGTATGATGAGTTGGATGTCAAAGAAGGCTCTGACGGACTGGCTGCTAAAGCAAAGAAGTCTGGTATTTCGATTGGTACTTTGAGAAAAGTTTACAACCGTGGCGTTGCTGCTTGGAGAACTGGACATCGTCCTGGTACAACTCCTCAGCAATGGGGGCATGCAAGAGTCAATGCCTTCATCGTCAAGAAAAAGAAAGGCACTCTGAATCACGATAAGGACCTAGCATGAAAGATTTCAAAGAGCTTAGAGAAGCTAAGAAAATTATTACTGAAGGCACTGACACAGACAAGTATATGTGGAAAGACATCAATGCTGCTATGTCTAGTATAGGTTTGAATCCCAATCATATTGCACGAGTTCTTTCTAACCTTAAAGGTAAGGCAGTCAGAGAAGCATACGGTCCCGCTGCTCCCAAGATGAAGCGTTCAAGGAGTGCGGGAAGCGGAGGCGATAAGTACATTGTCAGGTATCAGGGCGGTAAGAATACTGTTTATGCCAACAGTCCTGATGATGCACTAAAAAAGTCAATGAAGTTCTTTGATGTTGGTCCTGTGGGCAAAGATCGTTATATGAGAAACGCCACTGCTATTGCTGAGTCTGTGACCGAGCGCAAGGGAATTTTCAAGAGATGAAAGATTTCTTTGAATTAAGAGAAGCAGTCTCTGCCGCACAGCAAGCGGCTATCGCTATCTCCAAGAAAGAGAAGGGCGAGAAGCCGAAGGATGTCAAAGAGTACGGTGGTCCGAAAATCTCTAGAGCAGCCTACTTGAAAAAAGGTAAAGAGTATCATCAACAAAATGAAGCGAAAGTTTCTGTTGGAGACCGTGTTACTCTTAAACCTAACAAGAGTGTTCTTGATCGCTCGTTCATTGGTAAAGCAGGCGTAGTTACAAACATGCTGGACGGGGATGCGATGGTTAAGTTTGCAAATGGGCGAACTATTGCTGTTTCGCCAAGACATCTAACAGTCAATGAAGCTGTTGACAAAGATGATAAAGGCGAGTATGATAATGAAGGTGAGATGGCAAAGACTCAACTTCGTGGTGTTGTAGCAGATGCTTCTCATATGATTAAGATGTTCTCTGATGACCAGAATCTTCCCGAGTGGGTTCAGAGCAAGATTACCAAAGCAGCAGATTACTTGAAGTCGGCGCATGATTACATGATGAACAAAGATGACGACGATGACGATACTGTGAAGGAAGCAAAGGGTTCTAACTCCCAGCTTTATCACAATAGCTTTTCTGCTGCTGTACAACATGCAATCAAGCAAGCTCAAAAGAAAGGCTATGAAGTTGACGAAGAAGATTGGCAGCGTAAAGTAGCGTCTGGTCCTTCAAAGCCTTCCGCTGGTAAAACCAATCGCTATGCTGTCAATCTAATGAAGAATGGTAAGCCTGTCAAGCAGAAACTTCACATGCAAGTTTACGGCATGGACAGTGGTAAGTACGAACTCAACATGTATGTGAGCTAAGCATGAAAAAGTTAACTGAATACCTAGAGATCGACCGTCACTGTGAGTGCAATGATCTCTATGAAGAACTAGAAATCACCGAAGCTGAGTATCAAGGAAAGAAAGTCAAACTCAATGATCCCATTCGTACTCCTGGTGAAAATAGAAAGTTCAAAGTTTATGTCAAGAATGACAAAGGCAATGTTGTAGTCGTTCGATTCGGTGATCCCAATATGGAGATCAAGAGAGACGATCCTGGTCGTCGTCGTAATTTTCGTGCAAGACATAACTGCGCAAATCCTGGACCTAAGTGGAAAGCACGATACTGGTCTTGCTATCAGTGGCGTGGTAGCGCTAAAGTCGATAACTAATAAATAGTAACAGTTTTCGTATCTATGGGAAACCCGAAGTATGGCTCAAGAAACACAAACACAGCGCCTCGATAGAATCGAGGAAAAGATAGATAAACTGTCTGATGCTATGATTTCTCTTGCAAGAGCAGAAGAGAAACTTATTGCTATTGAGAAGAATAATCATACTCACTATGAGCGCATGAATCGGTTTTCAGAGAAACTAGACGCAATTGAAAGACAGGTTGAGGATAATGCCAGAACGGTTAAAATCATCAACGGTTTTGTGTATGCACTATCAGTTGCCGTAATTGGCGCAATCGTTAAACAGTTCTGGATGTAACGGAGACTCCGATGAACAAACAAGACATCGAAAAAATGATGGAGGCATATCAATCGGTTGTCTCCGAGAAGACTCTCACTCCTGCTGAGAAGAAGAAGCGGGAAGAGATTGCCAAAGCCATGGAGAAGGATAATCCTGATATGCCCATGGACAAGAAGATGGCAATTGCTACAGCTACTGCCAAGCGGGTTGCTGAGGCAGCAGGTAAAGACATTGCTGCTAAGATGATGAAGAGCAAGAGCATGAAAGCATTTGCTGCTAAAGTCGCTAGAATGCCAAATGTGTCTGCTGGTGATCTTGAGAAGATGCTCCCTGATTATGTTTCTGGTGCAGAGATTCGTGGCTTGTTTAAAGAAGTTACTGAGGGTCCTGATTACCTTGGCGACATTCGCCGTAAGAAAGAGCGTGACGAGAAGAAAAAAGCATCTCAGCATGCTGGTGAGACTCAGCGTCAAAGAATGATGCGTAAAGCTTATGGTAACTACATGGTTGGTCTCAAGAAAGAAGAAGTAGACCTTGAAGAAGGCCGCGGTGAAGCACTCAAGGCATTCGAAGCACTCGTAAAGCGTGGTGGCATTGATCGTGCTACTTTCCAGAAAGCATATGACCTGTACAAAGCAACTAAATTCAATGAGTTGAAAAAAATGATTCGTGATGCCGATACTGATGTTAGCGAAGCAATTGCTGAGTTGATTCAACGGCACGATTCTAAAGCATTCAACAGCATGTATCCGAAGGCGAAGTCTGGCGACTATCTCCGAAACATTGTTAAAGAGAAAAGTTTTGAGCAGGACCTAGAATCTCTCGACGAAAAATCTTGTGGGAAAGATCGTATGAAAAAAGAATCCGATGATGAAGATAAGAAACTTGACCCTGTCAACAAGAAGGCAGTCAAGAAAGACTTCGATGACCGAGACGACAAGGACATTGACAATGATGGAGATGTCGATGATTCCGATGAGTACCTTCACAAGCGTCGTAAGGCAGTAGGTAAGGCTATGGATAAAGACAAGAAAGGCGGTACAGCAGAAATCTCCAAGATTGGTGAAGCCTTTGAAGACCTTTGGTCTGCTCTTGAAGAAGCTGCAGAGCCTGCAACTCGTAAGAAGAATGCTACTCCTCCGGAAGGACTGACAGACAAAGAGTCTCCTAAGTCCAAGGAGTTCATTGCTAAGCATACGGTTGATCTTGAAGATGAAGAGAAAACTCATCAAACCGCAACTGACGCTGGTAGAGCAACTAAGGCTGCTGCTACTCGTCCCGGCGACAACAAAGCTGGTGACAAGAATGTTGTGAATCCTGTAAAAGAGGATACACGCACTTATCAACAGAAGATCATGGATGTTCTGTCTGGTAAGACCTGGGGGGAAATCGCTAATGAAGTTGAAGAGGCTCAAAACAAAGAAGAGTAGATAATGATGCTGGATCCCCCGGCAGGTTTTAGTCATGCAATTCCGACAAGGAGAGGATGGGTTGACCCTCACACGGGTGAACTCATCCAATCCAGAAGAATCTCTGATATAGATATTCAGAATTACAGAGATTGTGCAATCACAGAGCAAGAGAAGGATGAACTACTTCAGGTTGCTCTTTTCTAGAAACTTTGGGTTATATTATGATTTTGACTGAAAAGAATCTAATCTTATATGCAGCGCAAAACTATTATAACCCAAAGTGTATTGATAGTGATGAGTTTTTTGAGGATTTAAAAAGAGTCAAGTATATTAAAAGGCTCTTGAATAGATACAGAGAATCTGATACAATCTCTGAACGATTAATTCTAAATCATCTAATTGTTATCTTTAATGTTTTCGGTTTTGAGGCAGGACTAAATATTCTTGAGCTTAAAATCAAGAAAGAAGACTGGTCGGTACTAAAACCCTTTCTTCTTTTTATCAAGGCAATAACGCCAGAACAATATCCTAATATTGAAATGGATAGTAAGATAGTTGATACATTAAGGGAAATTTAATGGGTATTTTAAAAAGCGCTGCAGATTTAGTTTATACCATTAGATTTCTAAAACTTCTAGTTACACCTATCGAAGAGACAGATGCATTCAAAGCAGGCATCATTGACGAGAAGGGTAAGAGAAGAAAGGATTTCAGCACCAACACTCTGGACAACAGAGAAGCCCTACGAAACCATTACACACCTTTTCACAGACTTGTGTACAACATCAAGCGTATCATGGCAAAAGCCCCAGGTGGATCTTCTAGACTTGCCTCGTATGCGGCCGCACTCTACTTGATCAAAGAAAGTGGTCAACTGTCTCAGAATAACATTGATAAGATTCATGCCGAGACAGGCATTGACATTCTAGACATGCTCTCAGAAAACTCTCAGTGGTTCATCGTAGAAAACAACCGGCTGTCGCCTGGTGTATATCGTATGTTGAATAACACAATGACTACAGAATGCGCAGAAATTGTGACAAAAGGTGATCAAATTCGTATTGAAGAGAGCAAAGATTTACCTATTGGTGAAATTTTTGGAGTAAATATTTACGAGGCTGTTCATTTGAAATCTCAGCAAAGACTATATATTTCTACAGGAGAGATTACTAGATGAACAGTTTCAAAAAATTCTACGAAGAAATGACAGGAACCTCTGCAGTCGCTGGCGCAGGCGACGACTCTTCCACCGTCATTGTTCGTAAGAAGTACGACCGAAAGAAAAAGAGAAAGGACATGGAGAAAGTCCTCAAAAGGTTTATGGAGATTCGGTCAAAGTCAACTTGACAAACCCTTCGTTATAGTAGTATAATACATAAAATTTTATATCGTCTAGTGTGTATAAATCACTAGAGGGTCTCTTATACTCTGAGGAAATGATATGTCGGTAAAAATTGATAAAAAGAACGACGCACTACTTGAAGACTATGCTGTTGGAATGCTCAAGGATTTTTACTTAAACGAATACGAAACATCTCCTCAGGAAGGATACGCACGAGCCGCAACGGCTTGGTCAAAATACAAAGAAGAAATGGATGAAGAGCTTGCTCAGCGTCTCTATGACTATGTGAGCAAGAAGTGGTTTATGTTCGCTTCTCCTGTTCTGTCAAATGCTCCGAATGGTTCTAAGAAAGACAAGGGGATGCCTATCTCCTGCTTTCTCACATTCGTCCCAGATACGCTTGAGGGCTTGATTGATCATTCAAGTGAACTCAGATGGCTCTCTGTCTACGGCGGCGGCGTGGGCGGTCACTGGAGCGCTGTGAGGACGGTATCTGACATTGCACCTGGCCCTATCCCGTTTC